GGTTCTATACTCGGTTCTATACTCGGTTCTATACTCGGTTCTATACTCGGTTCTATACTCGGTTCTATACTCGGTTCTATACTCGGTTCTATACTCGGTTCTATACTCGGTTCTATACTCGGTTCTATACTAGATGGTATATTTATATTCATATCAGGTATCAAATCTGTTATGTTAGAAAATATAATACATTCACACGTTATAGGGTTTTCATTTCTATTAAAATTAATTTGACCCACTGCAGTTTTACCTATCGATAAACACTCTTCAGAAAAACAAGATTCCCCATATAATATATTATCCATTTTTATTAATATATTTTTTTTCTTATCTATATCACTTATAATAACTTCTCTTATATTTATATATTTATATTATAATTCTTTATTATAAATAATACGTTAGAATAAATATTATACCAGTTGTTATAATTCGAAATTTATATCAAGTTTATATAAATATACATATAATTATATATATACTATGAAATTAACTAAAACTATTTAATATTAATTTTAATAAAAAAATAAAAATTAATTAAAGTATTAATCTAAAATTCATACTCATCAAGTTCCAATTCATCATTTTTATAAAACCATTCTTCATAAATATTTAACCATTTTTTTTCTCTTCCATTAACTTTTTTTTTAATTTTAAATTCTTTTCCGTTTTTAGGTACTTTGATGTTTTTAAATCTATTGTTGTTCTTAGAATCAACATTTTTGAAAAGTCCATTTAATAAGAATATAAATACTGTGATTATTTTAATACAAGATTTCATATATTTTTTATATTATATTTGATTTTTTTATATTAGTTATATATAATCAATACATATAATCAATTTTAAATATATAATTACTAAAGTTTAAAATTGATTATATTTTTTTTATGAATTATATCAAAAATGACTTTAAATAATTTTACCAAACTTGAACTATTTAAACAATTAGCGAATTATAATTATGAAACAAATGAATCACGTATCGTATCAATTGGCGAATTTATAGATAAGTTTAATTGTTTAAAATTTGGAAATGGTGGTAGTTGGTGTAGAAGAAGTAATATAAAAAATCATAAGATTGCTACATTAAAAAATAATGGAAAAATATTATTCTTATGGAATGATGTAACTGAAATAGAAAAGAAGTTAATAACTAAGGAATTTTTTGATACCTGTATTATTGAACGGACTGGTAATTATATTAAATATATAAAATTTTGCGGATTAACTAATCATTATATACAAAGACCAATTAGAAAAGATATAAGGGATTATTATAAAAAAATGGTATGCTGTGCATGTGGACGATCATCCGATCTGGTATGTGATCATAAAAATGACTTATATAATGATAAGAGAGTGTTAAATTTGAAAACACAAAATTTAAATGACTTTCAATCATTATGTAATCAATGTAATTTACAAAAAAGACAAATTTGTAAAAATACGAAACTAACTGGGAAATTATATTGTGCTACTAATATACCAATGTTAAAAATATTTAATATCGATTTTATTAATAGTAATAAAATATTTGATATCGATGATATTAATACGATGGTTGGGACATATTGGTATGATCCATGCGAATTTATGAATTATATCAAAAAAAATATATAAGATTTATTTTTTACAATATCAATTATTTTTTACAATATCAATTATTTTTTACAGTATCAATTATTTTTTACAATATCAATTATTTTTTTACAATATTCAGCACTAATTTCACAACCATAAAATTGTCTATTTAATTTTTTACAGGCTATAGCAGTAGTCCCGCCTCCTAAAAATGTATCCATTACAGTATCATTTTCATTACTATGTTTTTTAATTAATTCTTCAAATAAATTTAAATTTTTTTGGGTAGGGTGGAATTTGTTTTTCCCAGATGCTATTGGGTATCTATATATACCATTATCATATTTACTATTAAATGTTGGCTTAGATACTTTAATACCAAGAATGGCAATTTCTCTACAATTTGTTAAATAATTAACTTTACTATTTAATGGTTGAGGATTGGTTTTAATCCATTCAATGAATCTAATTTGTTTAAATTTATATTTTTCCATCAAATCCTTTAATATAGATATTTTCCAAATATCAAACCATATAATACACGTTCCACCTTTTTTTAATTTATTGTAAAATTGTTTTATAAAATTTTCTAATATATCAATTGTAAAATCTTCATCCCATTTACCGTAATTAGTTTTAACTGCATATTTTTTTCCAAGTATAGATCCGTATTTTATATAATTTTGTTTGGACCAACCTGGTCCCTTTTCTAATTCTAATTCATCTTCTGGCTTATTTAATATTTTTTTAAATTGTACCCATTCTTCTTCGGTTTTTATATTATTATTTAAATTATTTTGAATATTATTATAATGATTATCCATCCCAGATTCTTTTGATATAATATATGGTGGATCAGTTAATATCAAATCAATAGAATTATCTTGTATAGTGTTTAAATATACTAAACCGTCTTCATTTTTAATGTCCATATCTCTTTTATATAATCAATATATAATCAATTTTAAACTTATATAATAATTTACTATTTAAAATTGATTATATATATTGATTATATATAAAACTATTATTAAAATTAAAAAAAATGTTTAAATTACTTACTATTCAACTTATTATTAAATTTATCGCTTCAAGCGAAATTAATGTAGCACCACCAAGTGGTGATATTAGTGATACAATATTAATTCAAACCGCAATATGTGAAGCAAAGAATTTAATTATTGGAGTAAATTGTGGAATTAAACAATCTGATGTTGAGAATATCCCAAATAGGGATACAAGTGGAACAATTACATTACAATCTGGAACATATAATATATATCAATTATATTTATATTCTAATCTTATCTTTAAGGGACAAGGACAGGGTGTAACTATTTTAAAATTACAAGATTCAGCAGAATCTTATTTTAAAGATATAGAAAAAAGAACTGGAGGACAAGCGGGATTTATACGTATTCTTAAAGAAAATAATATAACAATTTCAGATATGACAATGGATGGTAATAAAGAAAATCAAATTAATTATTTGAGATATAGACATGATAATACATATTATGACGATGGATACAAAGTATGTAAAAAATTTATATGTTATCCACATGCTTATGGAAGATTTGCTATATATTCAGAAATTAGTAATGATTTAATAATTTCTAATTTGGAAGTAAAAAATTGGCAAGGATACGGATTAGACCCACACGGGGAAGGTGAATCAGAATATGGTGATTATTCTAAATATGGAAATGGTTTAATTATAAAAGATTGTTATGTTCATGATAATGATTGGGATGGAGTTACTATTGATAAAAGTATTAATGTTAAGGCTTATAATAATTTAGTAGTAAATAACGGACGACATGGTTTTAATTTAGTAACTGGCACACAGAATACAGAAATTTATGACAACACTATTATAAATAACGGAAACGATTATTTAGGAAGAGGAAAAGGTTGTGGTATTACTGCACAAAATAATCAACTATATGATATTTTAAATATAAATATTCATCACAATACTATAGAAGATTCAAACTATGGGGGAATTTGTCTAAATAGTGTAATAAATTCAGAAATTCATAATAATATAATATCCAATTCTGGAAATTATTGTTTAAGATTAAACATTCAATCAACAAATTATAAAATGTTATATGAAGGTTATGTTTATCCTCATAATAGAGGTGCTCCAACAACTACAAATTATAATGTTATTCATAATAATATTTGTGATAAAAGTAGTGATGGTATATTAATAAGAAAAGGTGAATATAATACATTTTACAATAATAATATTGAAACAACTGAATCGACATTTGGCGTTAAAAACATTGATGAAGAGTTAGCATTAGCTACCAATGAATTTACTAATGAAATTTATGGCGGTAATGTCTTATTAGGGGTATGTTATGGAGATACCGATACTTCTATTTATATTCCACATCCATATAAAGATGAAGCTGCAGACCCGCGATGTAATAATGGTATAATTGTAAAAGATATTTGTTTTGAATCTACTTGTAGCCCTACTGGTGGTGTTGGATGTTCTGGATTATGTTGCACTTCTATACTTAGAACTATTAATTGGAGTTGTGAAGATTATGCTGCACCTTGTTTGATTCAACCTGTAGTATATCCAAAACCAGGTTCTGACCCAACTTGTTCTGATGGAACTTTAAGTGGTAATGGAAAATATTGTTGTGAAAGTGGGTGTTCTCAATGTGGAGGAGTAGGTTGTGGTTCATTGGAAGGCATGTGTTGCACATCAAGTATTATAGAATTGGACGTATCTTGCCAAGATAATAGCTCTCCTTGTTTAATGAATTAATTATAAAAAAAAATATATATAAATTATATAATTTATTTTTTTTAGTTTTTAATTATCATAATTTCTGACGATTTTTTTGATCTATTTAAACCATACATACAATCCAATTTAATTATTGTAAAGTCTTTGTATAATTTTCTAATAAAATCACAATCATTATAAATAATTACAAACTTGGATTTATTATTTATACAGTTAAATAAATTATTATGGTTAAATTCATTATCATTAGACAATAGATTTTTTTTTGATAAATAATATGTGGGTGTTAAAAATAATAAACTATCATCTGATGTATTATTAATAAATTCACAATAATCTATATTTTTTAATGTAAAATTATCTAATTTTAATGATTCAATGGAATCTCCCAATTTCGAACCTATTGAAATACTGTCTTTAAATTTTTCTTGTAATAAATTTTTATTAAACATAAGTTGATTATTTATTAAATAAAATAAACATCTATCTACAACATCTTCTGACTCCTTTAATTTTTTTAGAGAATCTCTAGATAGGTTTTGTTTATATAAATTTAATTTATCAGATAATACTTGTTTATCTTTACTACATAAATCCCAAAAGTTAAATAAAGAATCATTATTATTTACATTACATAGTAAATTACAATTATACAATTCTTGTAAATGAAATTCAAACGCACCTGTATTAAAAAATGGACTAGAAATATTATTTACTTCACTTAATTTGAAATATTTAGATAGTTCAACATTTAAATAACTACATATACTACCTTTACAATTATTGCTCAATATAGGTGATTTACAAACAGACTGAGTAATGTTATCTAATTTATTTACTACTTTAATGACACACTGTGTTTTTCTATTTTTATGAGCGATATAACCTGATTTCTGGTTAAAATTTTTCTGACATCTGTCACAATTATAACTTACCATTTTTTTTATTAATAATATTTTATCTATTATATTTAATCAATTATATTTAATCAATTATATTTTAATAATTATATTTAATAAAATAACAGCATAAATGGTGATTAATTATAATATTTTCACAAAAAATATATATTTATTAATATATATATAAAATGGGTATAATACAATCATTTAAATGCTGTTTTGGTAGAAAAGATATGGCTAAAGAAGTTGTACAGAAAAAAGTAGATAAAGTTAAAGAAATAGTCGATGATACTGGAGAGATATTAGAAGATATTATTGATTTTAGAAGCAATGTAGTTGAACTAATAGATGATATAGTTGATCATGATTATAATGGTATAGTGGGTAACTTGTATGATTTTAAAGATATTGCATATGAATTAGTAGTTGATAGTAAAGAATTTGTATGTGATATTGATGATTTATTTTAAAATTGATTAATTTTTTTTAGAAATTATAATAATTATTTTATAACAATTAATAATGTTTTCTCTGACCAGTTCAATTAAAAACTATAAATGGGGAAAATTCGGAAATTCGAGTTTGATATCAAAATTAATCGTCGGTGGTAATAATACTGATTTTAATAATAAAAATATTAATAAAATTGTCGATGTCAAAATTGATAAAAATTTAACATATGCTGAATTGTGGATGGGAACACATAAAAATGGACCTTCTTATATTAATAGTAAAAATACTTCATTAAGTTCATATATCAATACCGATCTTCCATATTTATTTAAAGTATTATCAATAGGTAATGCATTATCTATACAAGCTCATCCAGATAAAAAAACTGCAGAACAATTAAATAAACTTGACCCTATAAATTATCCAGATGATAACCATAAACCAGAAATGGTAATTGCTTTATCTAAATTTGAAATGTTATGTAAATTTAAAAGTTTGACACAATTACAATATAATTTAATTAATAATATTGAATTACAAAATTTAATATTAGATAAAGAATCATTAAATTTATTTATAAAAAAACCAACCAAAATATTATTAAAAAAAATATTTAAATCATTTATTCAAGCACCTTTAGAGTTAGTTGAAACAAATATAATACAACTAATAAATATTATTAATAATAAACCAATAAAAAGTGAAACTGACTTATTAATATTAAATTTAAATAATGAATATAAAAATGATATAGGAATATTCTGTGTATATTTTATGAATCATATTATATTAGATAAAAATGAAAGTGTATTTATTGGAGCAAATGAACCTCACGCATATATACACGGTGATTGTATAGAATGTATGGCAAACTCTGATAACGTAGTTAGAATGGGTCTAACAAAAAAATTTGTTGATAAAAAAACATTATATAATATATTATCTTATAATACCGATTTTCCTATTATAAGCTCTGGTGTCAGAAAAAATAAATATTTAACCTTATATAATTCACCTGTTAATGAATTTGATATAGAGAAGATAGTAGTTAAGGATAGTCCTGAGTTATACAATTTAAGTATTCAAAATTCACATTCTATTATGATTGTATTAAGTGGAAGAGGATTTATATTATCTGGAAATGACTATATTTATTTAACGACTGGAAGTATTGTATATTTAGAAAAAAATATACAAAGTAAAATAACTTGTAGTTCTGAATATGATGATTTAGTTATATATAGAGTAGTATAACTTATATAAATTAATTATATAAAGTAATTATATATTTTTATTTTTTACAAGTGATACACTCATTAGATTCATTTGAATTATAATATTTTTTACAATTCTTGCAAGCAGAAAAATATATCTTACCAGGTTCTTTTCTATTTTTTGGAGCAGATGTCGTATGTGTCGTTTTTGCTATATTATCTGTAATTAATTTTGTACATGTCTTTGGTATATTTTTTATTAAAGTTCTGAAATAAATAACACGTATTAATTTTGTATATTCCTTAGGTATTTCAGTTAATTTTGTATCAAAACAATATAAGTATCTCAAATTAATAAAATTATTAGATAATTTTTTGATACCACTATTGTCACATTTTATAAATTGTAAATTACTAAACGTGTCAGGAATTTCAACGATATTACTATGTGAAATTGTTATGATTCTTAATTTCACTAATGTAGGTGGTAGTAAATATAAACCTTTACAATTATGACAATCTAATGATTCTAAATTTATTAAATTATCTGGTATTTTTTTTATCCATTTACAATTAGAACAGTCTAATTTTTTAATAGTAATATCATAATCATCATTACATATTATACACATAATTATATATTTATATTATGTGTATAATTTAAATAAATAAAAAAATATATAATAAATATTTATATAAAATGAAAGTTAATTTCGTTTTCGTTTTTTTAATAATTTATTTTCAGACAATTCAATAATATTTTTCGTCTCGGTATAATTATCTGAAATAAGTTTTGATGATGTATTTAAGTTTTTAATACTAATATTATTATTAGATTCCAATTCCTTAAATAATACCAAATTTTGTTTTAATTGATTGACTATATCATGTTTATTATTATTATAGTTAATTGTTAATAGAAAATTTAATACTTTGATCGCAATTTCTATATCCGTTATTTGAGTATGAATATGTGATAAGAAAATACAAGGTTTATTTTTCTCAATCTTAATCTGAAAATGTTTAATATTACTACAATTTGGAAATCCAGATTTGTGTGATATAAACAATCCACAATTATAATTTGGATTCTGTAAATCAGTTTTTAGAAATCTATTTATTTCTTTTGTAGAAACATCTCCTATATGATTTTTACTTTCTATACAACATTTCATATTTTTATATTCCATATATAAATCTCCTGAATTTGACTTACCATTAACTTTTTCTATAATTCCATCACTCATACTAATTATTTTTTTAAAATGGTCAAATAAATAATTTTCACCAGTAATTCCTTTATCTTGGATAGACATTTTATTATCAAAATACTTATTCAAAACATTAAATTTATTATTTAATGTTTTGTCAATTGTTATTAATATATCTTTATTGTGAATTTGTTGTTTTAATTTAATTATTTCAATATCCTTATTCTTAATAATATTAATATACATTTCTTTAATTTTATTTTTTTCAATTTCTAATGACAATTTATTATTCTGTTCTTCCATCTTCTTTTTCGTCTCACTGACATCTAATTTATTATTCATTAACTGTATAATTTCATCATTTTCACCATCCTTTACTAATTTAATATTAAATCCATCATCTATTTTCGATATTATAGCATTAGTTACAAATTGTAAATATGTACTTTTCTTGTTTGTTTGTTTTGAGACAAAGTTATATACGAAATTCATTATATTTATTTATTTATTTATTATTTATTTATTTATTTATTTATTTATTTATATATAAATTCAATTTTTTTATATACTTATTAAATAGATATTAAATAAGTATATTATTATAATAATAATATGGGCTTGTTATTTTCATATATTAATTTATATTATTGTAATAAATGTAAAAAAGATGTAGAAAATAATCTATCACATTGTAATAAATGTAAAAATTGTGTATCTAAATTTAGTTATCATTGTGATGAATGTAATAAATGTTCGTATTTTACACAATCTCATTGTTATAAATGTGGTATTTGTACTAATAAAAATAATTATCATTGTAATATTTGTAATACTTGTATAAACCAAGAAAGACAACACTGTTATATATGTCATAAAATAATGAATAGAATGGAGTATAATATACATACCAAAGAAATTTGTATAAATACCAAAGAAATTTATATAGATATACCACTTGCTATTGGTATAGAATGTTTCGACAAAAAAATTAAAACTATTTGAATTAAAAAATAAAAATATATATTTTTATTTAAGTATTTTTTATTTTAAAGATTTTATTAGTTCTTCTTGTTTATTATTACAAATAAACCTTTCATTTTTTTCTAAATCAGGCAAACCAGATTCTACAGTTCTTAAACCATTTAGTTTAATACCATCCAAATTTCTTTTAATATATTTACAAATTTTAGAATTGATTAATTGTTTCCCCAGTTCAACGTTCGGAATTTTAATTTCAGAATTATCAATATTATTAACGTACCATTGTTTATATGTTGATACCAAATCCAGAACAGATATTTCAGAATCTGGTGAAATAATAACTAAGTCATTTATAAATCTATTATAAATATCTTGACTATTTCTATATTCTTCAGTTTCTCTATCAATTGTAGGTTTTGGAACATTTGCTAATGAACCTTTATGAAATGTATGTAATTGTTTATAATATTTAACAAGTATACTTAGAAATGCTTCTTTAATTCTAATGTTATATGAAAATTCCTTTGCTAATTCTGTATTTTCTTTTTTTTCATATGGATTATTAGGGTCAGGAGAGGCGCAAAACTTCATCTTAAAGACATATTTTTTAATCCGCCTCCAAGTTCCATTATCAGTAGTTTTAACATCAAAGTCATGATTTGTTGTAATGATATGATGACAAGTTGGTCTAAAATTTTTCTGTTTTTCATATAAATTTCTACCAGATAAAGATTCTTGACCTGTAATTTCTTTCATTTTTGAAGTATTTAACTCTTCATTTTTTTCTGATTCGGAATAATGAGCCAATCGAGCTGATTCCAAATCCATTAATGATGGATCAGCACCAGATGATTTAGTTCTCTTATCAGTTAGAAATGCTAAGGGTAATCTTCTACAATATTCATTACCTAAAACTTCTTTTACTAAATTAAGCAGAAAACTCTTTCCATTACTACCTACTCCTGTGATAATAAAAATCATACTATCTTTTGGAATACCATCTAGACAAGTTGCGAAATAATACAACATAAATTCTAAGGCATCCAATTCGTGTTTAGGAAATAATTCAGACATTGTTTTTTCTAATAACTGAATGTTTGGGTTATTTTCATCATATTCAACATAGTTAATTGGTGAAAATCTTGTAATTGGATAATTATGGTAAGATGTAATTAAGTATGGGTTTTTTGATAGTACTAAAATACCATTTCCTACACCCATAATTTCAGCATCTTTATTTAAAGAATCCACAAAACCTCTTTTTCTAAATAATACTTCCGATTCTTTTATTAACTTTGTTTTGAATCCTGTATCATATAATTTTTTTGTAGAATTAATAATATTATTTTTTAATTTTACAAAATATTCTACTAATGAGTCGTTATCTTCAATCGTTTTGATATAATTATCTGTCTCTTGTATGATTTCTTGTAAAATTTTTGGTAATACTGCTGATATATAGATATATAAATTGATTGGTTTTGATTCTTCTCGCCATTTATATACTTGTCCTTTGACATATCTATCACTTGATATAACGAATTCATACCAAACAGTTTTTCCACAAATTTCATCAGTTACGAATTTTTCATTAAACATATGTTTCAAATAATTTGCAAATTGATAATGAAATAAATTACCGTGTAAAATACTTGAACAAATATCTTTTTTGATAATTTGTTTAATATCTTTGTTTATAATTTTTTCATATTCATTTAAATTATCCATTTTGGCCCAATAAATAAGAGAACGTAATGTCAATTTACTATCAGTATCTTTACTAATAGCTTCATTCCATAATTTCTCAAATCCCACAGGGTCCCATTTTTTTGAATTTTTTTTACTAAATTCTATTGCCAATGGTTTTAATGTAGGGCTTTCATTTACTAAAACATAAATAACATCTCTCCACATATTTCTATCTTTACATCTTTCATCTGATAATAAATATAATAATTCTCTAATAAATTTAGTATTTGGATTATGTAATGTTAAGATGCTTATATCATTAACATTTTTATCTAAAAATTCATCAATATTATTATTCTTTTCGTCATAATATTCAATATCATCAGTAAGAGATTCTTTAATTTCATAATAGTATTTTTTTACAATACCTTTTGGGTATGTATAATTTAAACTAAATTCATAAATAAGATTTATAGTATCTTCTCCTGATTTTTCACTTGAATATTCATTATCATCATCATCATCATCTCTATTAACTTGTTTTCTAGATGTAAAATTAAAACTTTCTGGAATAGAAAATTTATTATTAATATAAGATATCTTAAATATTTTACTTATAATATATGGTTCTTTATTAACTTTACAATTATAAAGAAAATGGACAGGAACAGAATATGAACCTTTATCCATAATATTTTCCAATTCATCTTTTATATTATATGTTTCGAAAAGTGATTTAATATTTTTCGATTTAAGTATTTGATGAAATATATATTTCTTTACTTCTTTAGTTGTTTGAATAGATGGAATCAAAATATGGAATCCATCCTTATATTTTCCCTCATTTTCTTTATATTCTACCTCTTTTTTTTGAATAATACAAGCATAATGACACATTTTAGAATTTTTACCATATTTAGTAAAATCCAAGATATTATTAATAATATCAAGTATTTCACTAATCAATGTAGTAAATCCAAAATCTCTCAATTTTGAATATTTCTCGTTTTGTAAAATATCAAAATCATACATTAGACCAGAACCGATTTTATTTTGTTTATCTGATAATTGTAATTCAGTAAAATTTAATTTTAACATTTTATCCTTCTGACAATTGTTTAATAATTTCATAAAATATTCTATCTTACCTTCAGGAATATTGTATGCTTTTTTTAAATAAACATCACAAATATTCGGTTTTTGATAAAGTATATCTGATTTTGTTTTTTCAAAGTCCTTAATGTAATTAGTTAAAACTTTATAAGAAATATGTTGAACATTAGAAAGATAATTATAAACATTATCACTTCTATTATTTTCATTAATTAAATCATTATCATTATGTCGATTTTTTATATTATCCGTATTATAGGATATTAAATCATTATCAATATCGTCTTCATTTATACTAACAAATTTTCCTTCAGACATTATAGGGGGAATAAAATGTTATATTCTATAATAATATAAAAAATATTATTAAAATCAAATTTAAAAATATTAATTTATCAAAAAAAAATGTTTTATTCAAAGTAAAATCTATAATTTAATTTTTCCAAACATAACACTTTTATTTGTTATGACATCCTTATTATTTTCAAAATTAAATATTTTATACTTTGATGTATTATACTGAAATGAGTAATATACAAGTATTAAATATTTGTAATCATTAAAATAATTTCTAATAATATTTAAATTTAATGAATTATGAAAATTACTAATTAATTTAATTTTTTTAGTTATTTCAATTTTATTATAGTCAATACTATTTTCATTTATATCTATATTTAATACTTCAGCATATATAATATAATATGATTTAGTTGTCTTAATCTTGTTAAATAAATTAAATATATAATCCCCAACATAATTGCTATTTGTATTTATTTTAGGTATTTCTTCATTAAGTATAAGTTTATTGTTAATATAAATACATTTTGATGAATTTAATGGTAGTGTATCTGATTCAGAATCGAAATCCGAGTAAGAGTCTGAATCTGAATCAGAGTCTGAATCTGAATCAAGTAAATATATTTCAGGATTTATAAATGAATAAAATCTATCTGGTATATATATCAAACTATTCATTATAAACTTAGATATATTAATATAAATATATGAAAATAAATTTGTAATTACCATTAAAAATTTAATAGTAATTTCATTATTACACAAACTTTCTAAACCATTCATAATTTTTAATTTAAATTTGAATTTAATTAATATATATAAATAATATATAGATTCTTATTGTATAAATTATAAATACTGTATATATATACAATAATTTTTAGTTTAATTTAAAATTTAAAATAATGTCAGATATTGAAGATGATATTAGTGATATTGAAGATATTGATTATATAGATGCTGAATTTAATGACGATGAAGATGGTGTCAAAAAAAATGAAGATTCTGATAATGAGGATGAAACATATAATGATGATGATGATATTGATGAAGGTATCTTAAAGAAACAATTTGAAATTGATAAAGAAGATATTGAAGAAGAGGATAATGATTTAGTATATGTAGTTCCATCAAATGAACGAACTACATCAGAAAAATTATCAGAATATGAGGTTGCTGAATTAATAAATGTTAGAGCTGTAAATATTTCCAATGGTGGGACTATCTATACTGATGTTAAAAATTTGATTGATCCAATTGAAATGGCAAAGAAAGAATTAATTGATAGACGTTGTCCTCTATATATTAAAAGACAAATTGGATGTAATGAAAGAGGTGTTCTATTTATTGAAAAATGGAGTCCAAATGAGATGTCATTTAATGTCCGATTAAATAATTAAAAAAAATATTAAATGTATTTTTATTTTTTTTAATATTTGTAGCATTTAATATTTGTAGCATTTAATATTTGTAGCATTTAATATTTGTAGCATTTAATATTTGTAGCATTTAATATTTGTAGCATTTAATATTTGTAATAATAACATTTTTTACAATTCATACAGTGTTTATGTGAATCTACTAATTGGCATTTTTTACAATTTACACAATGTTTATATGAATCTCTTACACATTTATTACATTCTTTACAATGAACCATATTATTTAATTTTTTTCTTTTACATTCTTTACAAAATGTAAATAGTGATTTATTCCGTTCTTGGTAGTTAGCAGCGTCCATTTTTATGATTTAAAAAGTATTACTTTTTGTATTCTTTTAGTTATTTTATTATATTAAATGATATATTTTTTATATATAATAAAAATAATTAATTATAGAAGAAAATACATATATTTCACTACATATAAAATTAAAATTGATTTTAATTTATATTATAAATATCTTATAATATAAATATAATAATAAAATATCTTATAATATAAATATAATAATAAAATATCTTATAAAAAAGTATTACTATGAAATTTTGTGAAAATTGTGAAAATATTTTGTTAAAAAAAACTGACGATCATTTATTAAGTTATATATGTAATACTTGTTTTAGACAATATGACTCAGAACCTATTGATACGTTAATGAAATCTGTTAATTTAAAAGAAGAATGGACTTTAAATAAATATAAAGATTATATTAAAGTATTAGCAAAGGATGATCCAACTAACCCTAACAAAAAGATAAAATGTAAAAGAACTGGGTGTGATAATAATATCGTAAAGGTTTTAAGAATTACTGAAGAAAATAGTAATATACATTTTTATATATGTACTAAATGTAATTATAAATTTAAATAATCATTCATCAAAAAAATATATAGAATGAATTATCCCTGAATTCATTTAATCTCTTTATTAATAAACAATATTATATAATTCCATATGTTTATTAAATTACTATATATAAAATTATTAATTACATCTATTAACATTAATAAATATAATTTATCATTAAAATAATATTATATACATTATATTTAACAATAAATGTTTAAATAATAATTTCATTTTTTTTAATTTTGATTTAAACATTTATAAATATATAATTATACTAAAAATGAGAGGAAAATTGATTATTTTTGAAGGTATTAATGGTTCTGGAAAGAGTACTATTATAGACTTATTATTTAAAGAATATGGAATTGAATTAAATTTAGAATATTTAAAATTTCCTGACAGGAAAACTGAAAGTGGTATAATAATAGACAAATTTTTAAAAAATGAGATTACATTTACTGCGAATGATAGTGTCAAATTATTTATTAAAAATATTGTAGAAAGTGTAGAAAAAATTAAATCACTATTATTACAAGGAAAGAATGTTATATGTGATAGATATACTATTAGTACTATTGTATATTATTATACTGAAATTACTGGATGTAATGATTATATTAACTATAATTATATAATAAAATTATTATCTGGGATACCAAAACCTGATATTATATTATTAATTAATGGAAATCATATAAAAATGAGAAATGATGAATTATCTGAGAAATATCATATCAATGTAAAAATTTATAATAATTATATAAAAATTTTAAACTCATTAAATTGTAAATATAATATTATCGATAACAATATATTTTTATACACTAAACAAAATATTAAAAAAATAGCTGATATAATTAATAATAGTTTATGTGATAATATTATTAATTATTATTTATAAAAAATAATAATTAATAATATATACTTAAAAACTAAATAAAAATATGGGACAAAAACAGTCAAATAGACTAATAGATGATGATATGTATTATACTAAAATGTCTAATAAAATAATTCTTAAGCACAGGACTGGACACCCTCCACCATTAGCTGGAAAAATGCCAACTAAAATGGTAGAAAAGACAGAAGACTCGCGGATACATTCAAAACAACAACAAATAGAAGCTGGAATTAAAAAAGTTAAAAAAGCAATTCAAATACCACAAGTTAATAAAGAAGTATCAGCAGCAAATCCTCTTAGTGGAACTTTACGAGAATAGATAATAAAAATTATAAAAAGAAAATACTTTATTTTTTTATAAATTATAAATAGAAGATACTTTATTTTTTTTTATATAAATTATAAAAATAGTTAATATAAGTTTAGAAATAAAATTATGTTTTCTAGGACAAGTAGTTCAGGGACAATTGGTTCAAGGACAAATAGTTTATCTGGAAGATCTGGACCAACTGGTGCTACTGTCTATACTGGTAGATATTTTGCCCCTCCGAGAGAGTTATCAGATTCAGATTTGTTAATTAAATGTTGCGAAGATGAGGATGTTTATAATGATTATAGTAGTAGGTGTCTTGGTGTTGGATATGGATTTAAAAGTACACAGTGTATTAAAAGAAGAAATGAAAAATTATTACAAAGTAATACTGAGTATATTAATAGAATAGGTAGAAATATTCCAAACACTGAAACAAAAAAAAGTATTAAAAGTTATTGTAAAGATAGTTTTTTAACAGATAATGATTGTAAATTATTTTGTGAAAATGAAGATGATAATTGTGAGGATTTATATAAAGATTATTGTATAGCAAAAGGTAATTTTGAAAAGGATGTTAGTTGTCAATCTAATACTAAAATTGGTACTATTATAAATTTATGTTGTAATGATAATGCGAGTTCTACAAACTGTGGTGTATATAATTCCGAATTAAATTTTTGTTATGATAATAGATTAGCAAATGCATTTGCTTATAATGGTAGCGATCAACAAATAATAAATAAAAATAAAGAATTATTAAATTCATATTGTGAAACACATATTGACGATAGTAATTGTAAATTTTATTGTGATAGAATAGATAAACCGTGTATAGATTTCCAAAAAACAAGATGCGAAAAACCTGCACATAATCAATCTATATATTGCCAAGAGGTATGTCAAAATAATTTCTTGCCAAAAGTACCAACAAACTTATTATTAGATGGTATTAAACCACATAAATTATGGGATTTATGTCAAACACAAGTTAATAATAATCCAAATATAATAAGAAAAGGTATGTATGATTCTATAAAAATGGAAACGGGTTTAATAGAAGTATATACCAATGAGGGTGATATATATAATCCAGAAATGACACAAATTTTCGTTAAATTAAATCTTAATATGACATTTAGGTATTATAATAATAATAATAGGATTTTTCTAAGTTTTTATATAAGACCAGATGAAACAAATTATTACCATTTTATTACACAAAATGGTAAAGAAATGACTAATAAAATATTTGTAGATAATACAAATATAAGTCATTCAAATATTAGTGATGAAACAGACTTAAGTATACAATATATATATTTAAAAAAAGACCAATGGTATCCAGTTAGGGTATATTTAACTTCTACATATAAAAGAATAGGTACTAATGATAATATATTTGATTTTATATTACAATGGAGAATAAAAAATGGAATTAAGGTAATTATACCAGAATTATCAATAGGGGTTATTGATAATAAAAAGACAAGAAAGGCAATTGATGAAAAATTATATGTTATGATAAATAGTGAGTGGCCAAAATTAATTAGGGAATTAGTATATGTTGTATCTTATAAAACATTAGAATTAAAAGGATTACCAGTTAAAAAAGAATTAATGAATGAAATTAAAATAGAAAATTATAGACCAAATGGGTTGTATGTTAATTATTCTATAGTTGTGCTATGTTATCTTATACCTAAATATTCTGAAACATATACATTTTATATAGAACATAATCCTGGTCATAATTTACAATTTTTAATCGATAATAATAAACAGAAATTAGAAAAATATATAGATGGTAGTAAATTTTCATTTGACTTTATTGGTAATAAATCGTATAATATAAAAATATCACAAAACATAAACCAAGGGAGTCAAAAATTAATAGTATTATGGGAATCAAAAACAGAAACTCGTAGAATTATTCAATCTGATTCTTTAGCTATTATACAACCCGACGCTGAGACTCGTATAGAACCTGGTCCAATTCCTCTATATCAACAAGAGTATACAGATAATACAAATTGTTGTTTAAATAGTGGTGATAGTAATTTATGTCAAACAGGATTTACAAAGGGAAATAATGCTTGTATATCAGCGTTATCTGATTATTGTATAGAAAGTGGCATGAATGATAAATGTGTGGAATATTGTGATTCAGCAAAAAATGATTGTAATAAAATTAAATATGATTATTGTAAAAAAAATATCAATAACCCACTTTGTGAAGATATTTGTGAATGGACAGATGATAGTCAATTTGTAGAAAATGTATGTAATAAAACTGCAGATTATTTAATTTTAGTAGCAAATCAAGTTAGAACAGACGCTCAGATATTAGAACAACAACGAGCAGATAAATTAAGAAGAGAACAAAATGCACTTGCTAAATTGAATAAAAGAAGAGCAGAAATCGATAGATTACGAGATATAGAACACGAAAAAATAATACAACAAATTATGGCGGAAGCATTAAGACTGGCAGAAATTCAAATGTCTGAAAAAATAGCAGATACAAATTATACATCAAAATTATTTACTGGATTAAATAATTATTTAAACTATATGACAAGTGCTAATGCAAGAGCCGATATGTCAGAATTAAAACGATTAAATGCAATTGAAAGACAAGAGAGATTAAATAACGCACAGGCTTTATTAAAAAACAGAAATATTACTGCCAAATTATCGGATATGGCTAAAAATGATATTGAGTATAAGATAAATAAATCTAATGTTATGAATTTATTGACAACAACATATAATATAGAATCAAAGACTATATCTGATATGTTAAACATTCCAGAAGATTTAGTTATAGAATTGACGGCAGAATTAATTTATGATGATAAATTAGAATTAGCAATGGACCCAGTATTATTAGATGAAATAAATATAGAAAATACTAAATTGGCACAACTGGAAGCTGATAAAGCTAGACAAGATGTAATTGATAATCCATATACATACCAAGAAATATTGGATGAAATAAAAAAAGCAGAAGAAGAAGCTAAACATTTAACATTTTCTAAAGAAGTCATATTTAATTTAAGATTACAAGCAGAAGATGCAGTAGAAAAAACTATGAAAGAATTTGACGAAAAAAATATTACTGACAAAAATATTATAAATGAATCTATTAAAACTGCAGAAATAGATGCAATATTACTTGGATTATCTGATGATGATATTAAAGAATTAGATAAAAAAAGTAGTAAATTGGCAAAGGAATATGCAAAGAAAAAGAGAGATGAATTTATATTAACTTTAGGTATAGACTTTCCGATAAATTATACATACTCAGATAGAGATTTGGATAGTGATTTAAATACAATAATACCAGTATTATTAAAAAATATGGATAAAGATTTAGGTGAAATATCAACAATTACTGATATTCCATTAAATAGAATATATGAATTAGAAATAGATATAATTAAAA